TTACTTTTGAGTATTTAGAGGTTGAACCTCATAGGAGCGGGGGGACTTGAACCCCCACAGGATTTACTCCCAACGGATTTTAAGTCCGGTGCGTCTACCGATTCCGCCACGCTCCCAAAAAACTTACACTTGGTAAGTAACAGGATTATACTTGAGATACTCCCAGAAAGTCAACTTCATTTCTTTTTGTGTCATTCCGCAATGTTTTGCTGCTTTTGGTAGATTCCACTTTGCGGTAAAGAGTGCTTCATTTGCTTCTTGAACATTCTGAGGAGTAGTTTTCACAGGATGTTCGTAAAGTGCTGCCTTATTAATCTTTAAAAGACCCATTTTGAAAAAAGTATCGTGTGAGTATTTTTGCCGGAGATTTTTTCCCCCAAAAATGGAATTAAAAGTCGTTTTTCCCTCAGAGTGGACTTGAATATGCAAGCACGTCTTCATCACAAGTAGCACGCACAACTTCAAGCACGTTCATAAATTGCTCCACGGTTTCGCATGTAACTTGCTTCTCATCACCCTCATTAGAATACAGATATACTGTACGCTTGATAGGATCCACCACGCAGCGGGTCAGGTACTCGTCTTGCATTCAGTCGTCCGTTGATTACCCATGTATCATAGCACGGGGTCACCCCTCTGTCAAGGGTTGCTCAGGCACCAATTTCGGCACATCACGACGCTCTCCCATCACGAGGTAGTAACAGTTGATGGGAATACCGCTTTTTGATTGCAACCAAACACGATTCTGACCGACTCTTTTTACTATAATATCCTGATGTGCTCCAATTGGAGTGATATGGACAGAAATTGTTCTTTCATCAACCAATTCTGTCCAGTAATTTGGAAGTGTAATTTCTGTTTTTCCAGTGACCTTTCCACGATAAAAAACAGCATTTTCAGGTCCAGAAAGACTTTCGTAATTTAGACTGTATCCTTTAGTTAATGGATGTTGAATTTTCATTTTTAGTTACCGTCAATTGTTGATCTGTTACCTTGAACTAGAGTTCTTCTTTGTCTATATGTTGATTGTCTTTGTTGAGCATCTCCAAGTAATTGTCTTTCGCTCCAAATTCTGATGTTAATATCATTCAAATCATCTCTTAACATATTTGCAACGGTTATGTTATCTTGTATCGTAGTGCTCGCAACTCCTGCTATAATTCTATCCGATACGTCTTGAGCATCACGAAGCAAACTGTTTGTTGATCCACTACACAAGGGAAGTTCTATAACACCTGCAGAGTCTTGAGTTCTACCAAAACCATAAAAATCAAAAATTGAAGGGATTGATGGTTGACCCATGCGAGCTCTCAAAACAACTGTCTCACCTTCTCTTGCAAATCTGTATTGTGTTCTGTCAGTATTAGTATAAATTACGGGAGCAACTCTAAATCCAAGTTTATTGAATACTTTACCACCACCCAAAACAGGTTCTCTAACTATATTTTCCCTAATAGATCTTCTCAATTCACTTTCATTATTTCCACTAATTCTTGCGTCGGGGTCGGTTTGTCCTTCTAAAAATTGATTCCAAGTACGAGTTCCACTTGCAGCTCCAGAGTTATCAAATTCAATTCTAACTCCCTTACCTCTGTCCGAAGAAGTCATTGGACATTTGATTCTTTGGGGAACATATGGTTGAGCATCACTAGAAAGCCCAAGATCCGAAATAGAATCAGGATTTGAGAGGACAGTAAAGGTTACATAATTTCCATCATCTTCAGGGGCAAATACTGGTTGAATTGTATTATCATCTAAAATAAGTTTTGGAACAACAACTTCTCTCATAGAATCTGGATTTGTGGTATTAATTCCGCTTAAATTAGCCGTAGCAGTACTAACTCCAGTGATTACGTATGCGTCAGTATTAAAGACATTTGGTTTATCACAAATCAAAAGTTGTCCTGGTGTAATATTACTAATTCCACCAGATATATTTGGTGTCATTGCAATTACAATATTTGTTCCTATTCCACAAGTTCCAATAAAAGATGTGACAAAAGTATCACCTATATCAATCGTATAGGGTTCATCATACATTTTCAAAGAATAAAGATTAACTGGTTGAAAACCAAAAAGATCGTCTAATGGAACACTCTCATGAGTTCCCTGAGTATCTGCAACATACTCAACTGTAGTTGTACTGACGCCTATAGTATTTCCAAGACCTGGACCAGAACTAACAATTCTAGAAGCAGCAGATAAAGAAAATGGGTTGAATGGTGGTGGTGGATCTCCAACAGACGGATACCCAGTAGGTGATATTCTTACACATTCATATGTATAATTGTATTGAGGCGGACTAAGAGTTCTACCTCCAGGATTACTGACAGTGTTACTTTGCGAAGAGATACCAACCAATCTCCAGAATAAATCTGTGCGACAACCAGTGTCAATTCTATTTTGATATGCATCATTCACTGCATAGATGCTATCATTTACCTCATCAACTGTGGATAGTAGTGTGGTGTCTATTCTTCTTATTGCATCAACGTATTCATTTTTAGCATTATCTAGAACAATAATTCTTTCTAAATGCACCTCTTCCTGCGTTGTTGCTGTAGAAATCCTTTCATTAAGGAAATTTTCAATGGTATTAGAAGATGAATCGGCTGGCATATACTAACTTTTTCAATGCTAATATTTATTAGAACTTTCGCCAAGTAGATGGATCAATCATACTAAATTCAGATTTTTCATTTCCCTCTTTCAAAGACAACATAATATCTCCTGCAATACCAATTCTGTTTACAGTTCTATGCATATGATTTAGAGTAGAATGTAGCATAGAACTGGGAAATAAAATCACGGTCCCTTCTATTGGACTAACTGTATACTTATTACAGTTATACTTATTATAACTTGTAATTAAATTATTGTCACTATTAACAGTAGTTTCAAACATAAATCCAGAAACCTCATTTGGATTTTTTGTTTGGTGAAAACAAAGTTTATCAGAGGTTTCATTACACTGCATATAGTAACAAAATGATATGTTACTGCAATTATGGTTGTGTACTTTAATCTGAGGTGAATCTTCTTCGTGAATATTAACCCAAGATTTAGTTACATATACATTCAATTTTGAATCATCAACAGATAGAACACGTAGATACTGTCTCACATTATCAACAAGACAATCAAAAAATTCTTTGTAGTTATCATTATGATGTAGAAAATATCTACCAGAATTTTCTGGTGATGTTAATTCTTGTCTTGGTAAATCAGGTGCCCAGTGCCAATATTTACAAAGTTCTTCAAGATATTTTCCTTTAAATTCTTGATGGCAAGTAATTTCACCTCTGTAAATTACAGTGGGGAAGATCTCATAAATTTGGTGATTTAGGTTCTCCCTTGTGTCTTGCATAATCCCAACCACCTAAAGCATATTCTGTATTATCGCCTGGATAATCATCTGGTGTCAAGCCTTTATATTCAACTTGCAACTTATCCTGAGTTTTTCTTTCTGCAAACACAGTATAGTGACAATGAATTGCATTACCAGAATTATTTTTGATTCTAATTTTAGTTCCCCATTCAATTTTGTCTACAAATAATTCTTGATAGGAACCAACTGGTGTTAGATTTACAGTGATACTTTCTGGATACACCAATTCCCTCCAGTATTCTGGTAGTTCAATAGTATCTCCATCCTTCAAAGTTCCTCTAAAATATGCACCAACTTCTGGTCCCTCTAAACAAATATATCTCAATCTGTGTTCTTTTTTGACTGGGTGTGGAATATCAAAACCCTTTCCAGCCAAACTCATAGCACTACTTGCAAGTGCTTGAGTTCCATTTAAACTTGCACCAACAGAAGTAAAATCAGCAGCTCCAACAGCAGGAGTTGCGGCATTTAATTCGGGACCAGCATGAGTTGTGGCAGATTGATCGGCAACTGCACCAGTAGTAGCTGTGGCACCAGTATTTGATTCAGTACCAACTCTACTACCAACTGCATCAATTCTATCTGAACTTGTAGTAACTTGAGACTTTTTTAATGCAGCATGTATTTCTGATGTTATTGCCGTAAAGAGAATATCTTTTGCTTGAATAAGAACTGGGTTTTGTGGACCACCATAAATCTGAACACCAACGGGTCCAGAAGGATCACCAAGCATGACATCAATAGGAGATCCTAGTGGAAAAGTGCTACCTCTTGATGAAACTTTAAGAATTGATAGTGCGGTTGCTCTTGCATTTTGTGTTGGTGCTCTACCAATCATCACCTGAGCTTCAAGAACTGGTGATGGAAAAGTTATAGGACTTCCAACCATCAAACCATTTTCAATCCAAGCAGTTCCTGAAATTGAAGTAGGACCAGAACCAAAACAAAGTGCTGGCGGTGAAGGGGAAACAGCAGGTCCTGTTGCCTGAGCACCGATACCAGAACTTACTTGTAGTTGCCTACCTACGTGAATATCATTGACTTCCATTTATCACCCTCCTAGTGCAGATTGAATAAGTTTGACTACCGATTCTGCATATTGTTTTGTAGTAAGAGTTCCACTTTGCCCACCAAGTGGCGATGCATCAGCACCTTCAACTACCTTGAATCTACCACACTCTATCTTATAAGTTCCTGGAACAGAAATTCCATACTCTCTTTCCGTTCCAAACTTAATAGCGTCAGCACCCTCAGTTTCTACTCTATTACCCTTGACCTTTACAGTTCCACTAGCAGCTAAACTAATAAATCCATTACCAGATTTATTGCCATGAGTCACAAGGTCAATGTCTTGTGCCATGATTCGGATTCTTCCATTTGGAGCAGAGAGAATCATATCTCCATTTGCAGCGTGTGCAACAAAGGCAATACCATTAGACTCTTTACTACCGACAATTGAAGACAATGCTTCTGCTCCAGAAGTTTCACCAGATACTGATACTGGTTTTTCTCCACAATAAACTTGGAACACTGATGGAGCAACGATTGTAGTTCCACCAGCTAACGGTCCTTCAGAAAAAAGACCAATGTAATGTGCTTGCCTAAAGGTAGGAGTACCAAAAATATTACGAATTAGAACTGCCATCTTTGCATTATTGGCAGCAGGATATCCAAAATCAATTCTCCCCTCAGGAGTACCAATTGGGGAATAAGCATCAGCTCTAACTTCTCCTGCTTGAGTTGGTGCTGGTGTATCTGGCATTAAATCACTCCGGTACTACATCTAAAGGTCTTCTTGGTGGAATAGTTCCTACACAATCAACAACTCTAATGAAGGTTGTGCCTGCACCAATTGCGGCAGTGCTAATTCCAGTGAATCCAAGAACAGGAACAATGCGGGCATTATATCCAGTATCACTATTTATTGTGATTTCGGGAAGTTCAGTGAATCCGCTTCCAGGATCCACAACTCTCACATTCGAGATTGATCCATTGACACAATCATATTCAAGTTGTGCTCCATTTGATGGGGTTACAACTATTTGATCAACGCCACAGTTGTATCCAAATCCAGGATCTGCAATAACAGCATTTGCAAGGAATGAAGTAAGGTTACCCTCAGAAGAAATTAAATCAGATACTGTTTGGTCATCAGGACATCCAGGAGCAGTCAAAGAAACAGTAATCGTTTGTCCAAGTCTTCCCCAGTTTGGATCACTTAGTAATCTTCTTATACCATCTGCAATGTACCCCGTATAGTTGTTCTCAAGATAGAATCTAATATCAACATCTCTAAATCCTCTTCTTCTTGCTTCATCCAGGTCAGCATTACTAAATTCATCTCTTCTTCCGGGTCCATCATTAAACCCTATCATACTTCTAATTCTTGGCGGAGCAGAAACACTAGGGCCAGGAACAACAGGCAGATCTCTACCCCAAGTAGGATCATCAAGTCGTGATTGCATCTCTGGTCCAATTTCACCTCTATAATAATTTTCTAGATAATAACGAACATCCGCATCAGTGTATCCTTCCTGTATTGCCTGTTCATATAATGAATCGGAATTTAAAAATGTTGCATCAGTTTGATTTTGCCTCGTTGCTTGTTCAAGATCAAGTGAACCAAAAGCACCAACATCACCAGGAACATCAGAAAATCCCCTATCAACTTGCACTCTTCCCCATGAAGGATCATTGAGTCGGGTTCTCATCCTTGCTCCAATGATTCCTGTATAATGGTTCTCTAGATAGTAGCGAATATCAGCGTCAGTATATCCCTGTCTTCTTGCCTCTTCATAATCAAGATTACCAAATGCTCCAGGATCTCCATATGCGTCACTAAATCCTTGCATGTCTCTAGGAGTTCCAAAAGGAACTCCTGCCATATTACTAATTCCCTGAATTCTTCCAAAGTTTGGATCATCCAATGCCTCTTGCATTCTTGGTCCAATTTGACCAGTATAATGATTTTCTAGGTAATAACGAATATCTGCATCAGTAAATCCTCTTCTTCTTGCCTCTTGATAGTCTCTAATATATCCAAAAAAGTTTGTTGTTCCTGCAGAGTCATCAAACCCAAACATTTGACGAATTCCATAATACCCAACTGGTGCATTACTTGCTTGTCTTCCCCAGTTTGGATCATTTAAAAATGTTTGAACTCTTGGACTTATTCTTCCAACGTAATTTCTTTCAAGATAAAATCTTATATCGGGATCAGTGTATCCTTGCCTTCTTGCTTCATTATAATCCTCCATACTAAACCAACCAGGTTCTCCGACTGAATCATCAAACCCAACCATACTTCTGTATGGAATAGTTGCGAGTGGTGGATTGATTGTAACAATACGTGCTCCAAGTCGTGTAAGTTCAACAGGCAGTACTGCATCACCAATTTGAATTTCTCCCTGAGCAGGTAAGGAAATTCTATCTCCAGTTTCTAGTGTAATTACATCACCAGGATTAAATGGTTGATCCCAAGTTCCAAGTGCTCTTTGCACAAGAGTTTGACATCTCTCTCCATACTGTCTACCATTTGCACCTCGTGATCCATCTGGTGATGGTAAGTAACTATGACCAGTCTGGAGAATAGTTGCAGTTGTCACTCCAGATGTTGTAGTAGAACCTTGCGTACAATCGGTTAGATTAATAAATCTACCTCTTCCAGTTCTAATTACAAAGTCATTCCAATCATCACCACCTTCTTCCACCACTAAACATGTGTTGGGTAAACCACCACTACCACTTACACCAGATACAGTTTGGTTTCCAACATATAGAGTTCCATTACCAGCATTTAGTGTACATGGTCCATATATTCTACCACCTTCAACAGATACACTGATTCCACCTTGATCTGACGAGTTTACATCATTTTCATTAAAAGTTCTTACTCCTGGAATATTAACAGTGTAATTATTTGCAGCTTCTTTAGAAACAAAGAAAGGAACATTAACCCTAGAAGAAACACTAGTTAAGTCCAGATATATTCCAGGTGTTGCATAACCTTGTTCTCTAGAATAGTTACATGCAACATTTCCATCACCTGAAGGTGGACCGCCACCAGAGGGTCCACCAGTATCAGGAATTGGACCTATTTCAACTGATGCTCTTGCACCAATACCAAGACCACAAGGATCATCAATAACAACCATTGGGTTTGTTCTGTATCCAGAACCAGGATCTAAAATTTGAATACCTAAAACTTGACCTGCTCTAGAAACAACTGCTCTTCCAACGGCATCGCGCACTGCTCCACCACCAAAAAATCTAACTGTTGGTGGACCGCATGGAGAAGGACCAACGAAACATCCGCCTGCGGATGCCAATGCAGAATTTGGATCCAAATTAAAATTAAAGTTATCAAAAGTAGATGGAAACTCAGTAATGGCATTTCCAAGATTTCTGAAAGATGAAATGGAATCATTAACTCTGTCAAAAATTCCTTGAATATCAATTACGTTTCCGCCACCTGCAACCCCTTCAAGAAAATTCCATTCTTCATCTGCTGGGCAAACCTGTCGTGGAGGGCATCCTTCAAAAATGTTAAGTAGAGATTCAACTACTCCAAGGATAGTATCAACAACATCAATGACTGCACCAATGATATTACTGATTCCACCAAGAATTCCACTGATTGCACTTAGAATTCCATTTGCAATCTGAGATAACAAATCTGATAAGAAGTTTTCAATTGCACAAGTTGCTGGAGTAATAATATCATTGATAAAATTATTCAGAGCATCTGCAATAAATTGAGCTAGAGTATCCAATAAAGCAGCAATAACACAATTACAAGCTGCTAGTCCCGCATCAACACCTTCAAAAATTTGATATCTTGTGTTTAAATATGCAGCTCCAACAGTATTATTAACAATTGTGTTTATTTGTCTCATTATCTGCTTCTTGATTTCTTGTATCAACCAAGAAATTGCACCAGCAACAATAGAAGCGGTGCTATCTACCTTCGCTTGTACCTCATCAACAAATTGCTGACTAGTGACTAAGAAAGAATCATCACCAAGAAGACCAGTTCTTAGATCCTGAACATCCCTCAAAAGATTACTCATAGCGGTAGGCATACCCGCCATGCTTGATGGTTCACAAGGAGTCTTAAGTTGGATTGGAGGAATACTTAGATAAAGAGTATCCCATTTAGCTCTGTCTGGAACTCCCAAAAAGAAAGTTTCATTAATTGGAGCACCACCATTAGGACCTTGATTTGCCAATGGAACTTGGAATAATCCATCTCTAAAAGTCCAACCACCTCTGTTCTGGCAGATACCCTCTATAGCATTTTGATCAAGAGTTGCTCCAGTGCAAACTGGAAGGACACTATCAATGTACCATTCACCGGTTTTTTTATGTTTAAGTAGACGTACAAAATCACCTCTAGACAGCAGAGTATCTCCACTATAAAACCCACCTCTTCCGGAAGAAGTTACTGGATGAGGAACACTAATAACTTGATCGTCTGGTGTTTGGGAGGAATTACCAGTACACAATCTTATCTTATAAGTAAACCTGGCGGCATTACCTTCATAAGTAGATTGCTTATTTTTCTTTTCACCATACTCAACAATCATCCCTACAATAGGATTGTTGGGATCACCACCTTCATAATATTTCTCAATAAATTGTCCTCTTGGTAGGAGTATATCTGCCATCTACTTAAAATTAATCCTCATAAATTCTACACTCTGAAGCATCTGGGTGTTCATCACAATACAATTCCAACCCAGTTGGATCATGCTCATCCTCTGGATGATTTTTTTTATATTTCTCAAGTGAGGTTAGTTCATCTTCTAAATGACGACGACGTTGTGAGCTCACATTTGCACCGTCTAGTTCATTGCGGTCGTCTTCTATGTGCTGATTGATTGTTCTGTCCATGACTTTTACCTGATTCCGAATGAGTCTCTAACCAATCTTAACTTTGTGAAAGCTTGTGTTGAGTTGGTGTAATGACACAGATCTGATATCATATATATGCCACTTGATCTGGGGTCTCTTCTTGGAGTTGTTTTTCTTGAGTTTTCTGGTATCTCACAGTAAATTAAATCTCCAGCATGAAGACTTAAGTTACATGGAAGAACTATCACAGCAGATATTGTAAACTTCTGTCTATAATTTTGAAGAGATTGTTGCACTGTATTTTGAACAGAGAATGCAGGAGTTGTTGATACTCCAGCTTGAGCACTCATACTTTGCCCCAAATCAAAACTACCAAAAGGAACTTCGGACACCAGTTGTAGTGTTGGTTTTTCAAAATAATCTTGATGAAGTTTTGGAATCTCCGCTCCAGCAATTGGACGGTTTCCTTCCAAAGGAGTGATTAGTTCCTGTGTTGTATCATAAGTTTGAGCATATGAATTGATTACATGCATTCTAGTTGCATATGCACCGACTTCAAGATTTGTTAAAACATCAATTGTTCTTTCAACTTGAAAATCTAATATCTTGTCATCAAAATTAGGGGGAACTGCACTTACTTTATTGTTAAAAACAAATCTGCTAACTGGTTCTCCATCAAATATTTTATCAAGAGACTTAAAGTAAAATGCTTCGGAAGTTTGCCAGAACAAATATCCAGCACAATTTCCAGTTGCATCTTGAACATTCGCAGGTATTGCTTTTGGTTGAAGACCTAGTATGACATCAAATGGTCTTCTACCTTCACCAAATTCATTCTTGACTCCTTCAGTTGTTCTATCAACTTGAATTGATTTTTCAACACCTAAGTCATCACGAAGTATTCTTATTACTGCATCAGATATTGTACCATCAAGTTTTTGTAGAACTCTATTATCAACTAGCGTATTATCAAAAACTTCTTTTGAATATATTGTGAGTTCAGTTCTAGTGCTTTTATAAGCTTGAATAGTTACACCAGGTTTGCCAAGTCTTAAATCATCAGTATCAGTAAGACGAATTGTATTTCCCGCACCATCAGTAATTTGAAATTTTACTTCTTCAGTTCCTGCAATTTTTAAACCATTCATCACATCAACATATCCACCATCCTCAGGAATTGCAGTTCCCTCATCTACAAGAATAGTTTTTATTTCTACAAAAGGAGTAAATACACTTTCTCTATATTCAATGACAGGGACTTTACCTGGAATACCACTATTGGCATCACCTTTAGCAATGTCAAAAGTTCTTCCATTTGAGTTTGACTTAATTTCAAACTTATTAACAGTAAGTGATTCCTTGCTTCCCGCTGCCATTTCTTTTTATTACTATTTAATACTGTTGAGATGGAACCATTACAATTTTTTCCCTATACATCACAACCATTTCCTTATTGTATGAGGTGTCTTCTTTAATTGAATTTAGAGATGAGTATGGACCAAGGATTCCTCCTTTTTGCATATTACCTCCATAACCTTTTCCACCAGGACCTGGTGTAGGTGGTTTTGGTTTTCCATACATCGTTTGGATTTTCTGATTGATTGAATTGCGAAGTGCTTTATTTTTACCAAGATCTATCGGTTCCTGATACCCAAAAGCATTTTTTGGTTTGAATGCTTCAACTCTACCGTCTTCATAAACTCTAAAGAAGAATTTTTTTCCATCATGAGTGAATGGAATTGCTCCCTTAGCTGCCACTGCTTTTGTTATAGCCGCCGAACGTGCTTGTTCTGCTGCTAAGATATCAGGGGTTGGTGGTCCAGAATATCCTGCCGTTTCATTTCCAGGTGGAGGTCCTGGTTTTGGCCAAGTGCTTGGATTTCTTCCAGTCTGGGCAGCACTTATAATCTCACTAGATAATCTTTGCCAATTAGAGTACTTATTCTTAGATCCTGGTTCATAAAAATCAATACTAGCATGTTGACCTGTTATATTTCCGATGCCAGGTTCTCCGGGTTTTCCCATTCTCCCCAAAACTTGTCCAGTTCCTACAACATCTCCAGGACGTACAGATATACCACCATTGGGGAAGTGTGCATATAAAACGTCAACTTTTTTACCAGTTACTGGATCAACCGATTCAACAACAACAACATTTCCATATCCAGATCCGTATAGTTGTCCAACTTCTTTTATTGTTCCTGGAAGAATAGCGACATTATTATCACCTTTCCAGGTAACATCAAATCCAGGTTCTCCACTTTCATCAAACACACCCTTAATATAATCCGCTTTTGGTATATTGCCGATGGGTAGTCTAGTTACTTTTGCTGATATCGCTCCAGGGAAAGATCCAATCCTAGAATAAGGAGACTCTTGGAATGAATGATCACCAACAGAAACTTCTTTCGTATCAAATGGTTTTCTACTTCTACTCTTTGGATTTGAAAATGCAGTCGCTCTTACTACAGTTTCTGCGTCAGATTCACTCATATTCAATTCACTCATCAATTTTTGTTTAAACTTTTGAGGATCATTTCCAGAAGCAGCTATTGCTGCAGCAAGTGCATTTTTTCCAGCGTCTGAAGTAGTGCGATCAAATCTACCATCAGTTATTGGAGTAAATTGCCCCTCATCATATATGATATCTTTAAGTGTAACAGTATTCTTATTTTTTCCGCTTGGCATATATCCCATATCCCCAGATTTTGCCAAGCGATATCTATTCAAAATAACTGATAAGACACCCGCTTTTCCTAATCCAGTCTGATTACCAGATTCTGCCGCGATCATTCTACCTAATACATCAATATCTTCAGAACTAAAATCACCCATTTCAATTTTTTCAATATCAGTTCCGCCACCAGGTCCTGCTCCCCCACCACCACCTCCGTCGCCGGCAGGAAATCCACCAACACCTAAAGTGGAATATTGATCTTTAAAGTTTCTTAAAGCAATGGTAGATGATTGATCAAAAATAGTCTGAAGTCTTTGCTCAATATTCTTGGCAGCTTCTTTTGCAATCTTCCCACGTTCAGCAGAATTAGTGGGAATTGATCCACCATTAGCCATTCCAACAAGTGCTTTTGTTATTTGACCAGTGGTTGCAGCAACTTCTGCATTGATTGCAGAGTCAATAAAAATTCCAAAAGACTTTCCAACATCAGATGCTAATTTTTTATCAGGTTTTTGTCCCATGGTCATGTCAATGTATGCGCCACCAATACTCGCAACCCAATCTAATGGCAGTTTCTTAACGTCTTTTGAAGTTTTTTCAAGAGACTTTACAATAGTTTCCCCTCTAGTTCGTATGGAGCCTCTTGGAGTGTCTTTTCCATAAAATTCTTCTATCTTCCTTCTTCCACCAATATCCTTTCCAGGTTTTGTTGGTTGAGGTTGTATTCTTCTTCTAGATGGTCCAGGTCCAGTAGATGTTCTCCTTGGTCTTCTGTTTCCTATAGTACCACCTCTTGCTTGACCTGTTGCTTTACCTTTATTATTAGATCCAGCAACAAAATCATAAAGTGCTACACCAAGCAGATCACCAATCACACCACCAATAAGAGATCCAACAGTTGCACCCGCAGCGCCAACCAACATTGTTCCAATAATAGGAACAACAGATCCAATAATACCACCAATTGCTCCACCCAACCATCCACCAAGTGCCTGACCGACTCCCATGCCAACTGCACCAGCAGCTGCTTTACCAAGAGGTTCTTTATAAATTAATGTTCGGATACCAAAATCAATTAGTGGTCCAACGATAGGAATTCTTCCACCAAGTTTTGATACAGTTTTTCCAGCAGCTTTACCAAACATTTTAGTTGCTGCTCTTTGTGGTGCCTTTGCTAAACCTCTATTAAAAACTCTACTACCTTTAATATCTGCAAGAGAACTTGAAGGATTTGTGGAAGGTTCAAATCTTTTTCTCACATCAGCAAGTGATCTCTTCTGACTTGCACCTTGATTTCTTCTTGCTTCATACATCCTTGCAGCATCATTACCATATCTTCTTTCAATTAGTTTAGTTTGATCATTTCTACCAAGATAACTTTGAAGTCTTTGATTTGGTTTAGAATATCCGCCACCAGGACCAGGTTTTCCACCAGGCATTCTCCCAGGTCTCCCAGGTGCAGTGCTCGCAATGAGCATAGACATTAATAAAGTTCCGTTCAACAGTTTGTTTAGATGACTTGAGAAATCATTAAATGTTTTCTCCGCATTTTCTCCACCGATTTGTTTTATGGTTGCACTAACTTTATCATATGCTTTATATCCCGCTTCAACAAAACCATACACTCCTTTAAAGAGAGATCCAGTGAATGAAACAATACCATCAAAGACTGGTTTTGCAACCGATATAAACTTCTCAAGTTGAGGCATCAACTTATCATACTTTCCAACTAACCAACCAAGTAGAGTAAATCCAAGGAATCTTTTAATAGTATCAACAATACTTCCACCAGGCAATTTACTAATTACGTTTGGAAGATCAACTCCTTTGATCCCACCCCTCTGCTCAAACTTCTTTTCTCTTTTAGAAGATTTTTCTTTTTCCGATTTCTTGCGGTTAGTTTCTTCTGCTTTTTGACTTGCCTTTGTGTTCTTTGCAAATTCTCCCTGAAGTCTAATAATTTTAGTCTTCATCTGGAGAATCTCTTTAGATAAAGAACCTCCCTTTGTTTTATCTGCTGGGGCAGCAATTGTTTTTTTAGAGTACCTAATAGCAAGTGCTCCGCCTGCTGATCCTGGTAATAACTTCTGAGTGTTAACTGCCATGATACTACACCAAATCTGCTATTCCTAGGGATGCTGCAACTTCCATCCTCTTCGGATGATCCATAATGACGCTAAACTCAGGTAGTTGAGGTTTTCCTGGATTAACTCCACCACCTTTTGGTTGTGCAGAAACAGTTTCTGTTGGTAGATTAATGAAAGTAACTTTTGGTCCAACATCTCTCTTTAAGTTTTGAGATTTTGCTGGTCTAGAATTTGGGTCTAACTCTGCAAGAGTTTTATTAACAGCATCAACAGAACCAAGTTCAACAGATCTCTTTGTAAGAACTGCTAAACGTTCACCAGGTTGTAAAAACATTGGTGGTATTAAAAGATTATCAGCACCTCGTTTTCCACCAAAAGTTGGAACAACACCACCTTTTTGATAACCAGATGGTCTTGGTCCAGTATATCCAGGTGCATTATAATACGCATTCGGTCCAGTAACTTGATCATATGCCGATGTTGGATCGGGGAACAACATATCCATCAGAAGAGGAATGCGAGTAAACTTACTACCAAATTTACCCAAATCACCCAAAAGTTTCAAAGCAGCTGCGCCTCTGCCTAATCCCGAAACCTTTGACATTGTGCTAACTGCTTGTCCCGACATCAATTGTTGGCGAAGTTGATTTGCAAGAGGACTGTTTGCATACTTTCCACTCATTAATCTGTTTGCAAGTTCTCTTCCTTTATCAAAAGTTTGAGGTCTAACTCTTGATTGGGGTTCAAATATATCCACTAGAGAACTTCCAACTGCACCTTTGGGAACAATTGATTTAATAATTCCTCCACCAGGTTTCTTATATCTACCGGCACCTCTCATTGTTGGTGCATTATAAGCACCACGCCCAAGAACAGGACGAGAACCTTTACCAAATAATGATTTTTGTGTTGGTAGTTTATAACCTTCACCAGAACTAATTGACTTATATCCCTTGGGACCCATTCCAGTGAATCCAGCTCTTACGCCACCAAATCCCAATCCTTTAGTTTTTTGAGTGATAAGATTTCCAAGTGCTCCAAGGATACCACCACCCTGCATACCAACAACACCACCACCGTTGTATGTAAAGTTTACTGGTTTGTTTGCATTTGGACCACCAAACTGCCTGTTCCATCCCAACAATCTATCTGCACCAATAGCGTTTACGGCAGAAGTGTTCATTACAACTTCGCCTGGTTTCAGTACAGCAGTTCCGCCACCCTCAATAGGAAATGCCTGGGTATCTTGTCCAAATCCAGTTACAGGAATTCCACTGTTACCACCGACAAGACCAGAGAATAGACCCGCACCATTTTTAAATCCAAATATGGATCCACCACGAGAGAACATACTTCCTGGCATTGGCAATCCAGTTGGATTTTTTGGTCCTCCAGGAGCATTTAAACTTTGGTTTGCGAATCCTGCACCTAACTTTTCATACCATGGAGCATCTTTACTTTCTAAGGTTTTATTTATTTCTGCTTGGTCTTTTTCAACCAAGGGTTTCATCCTTTCAGATTCTTTTATCTTTGCTATTCCACCAATAGTCGCTAGAGTGAGTCCAGCAAGCATGGGGTTTGCTGCAATCAACCTTACGATCTGAGGTATAAAGAACCTCAACATCTTCAAAGTTCCACGAACAAATGCACCAAAAGGAGTAGCAAATAAAACAAATGCTCCAAGTAATGCAGGTCCCCAGTCTTTTAAGAATCTGCTTACTACAGTAATCTTATCTTGATTTGAAGAGAACCAATTTTGTATTTCTTCATACTTTCCAATTAACCATCCAAGGAAAGTAAATCCAAGAAATCTAAAAACTCTATCAAGAATACCTTGAAAAGGTGCTACTACTTTCTTGACTAATGACTTTGCAACCTGTAGTGGTTTTTCAAGTCCAGATTCTCTTTCTTGTGCCTTACGTCTTTCACTATCAACTCTATCTTTTTCTCTTCTTTTACGATCACTCTGACCTTGATTAATGACGTTTTTTAAAAGTTTGTCTAACGTCTGATTTATTGTTTTTAAATTCTCAAGAATACCAGATTGCTGTTCTCCACCTGCATCTGGACGAACTTTCAAAGATGCGGGTAAAGCAGAAATCTTTGATCTCTTTACAATAGCACTTGAAGATCTGCCAAGACCTGCACTTGATGCAGTAATCTTTTTCTTCTTAACTTTAAATCTTCCTTCTTTTCCTCTTATTCTTTTAAACTCATTTCTCAGTAATTCATCTTCTTCTGCTGGAATTTTTGATTTACTCATTCTTGCCGCAGCAAGTCTTTCTCTCAAAAGAGTTTTATAAGTTCCGTAGTCAATATCAAATACGTCATCAAGACCCAGTAATCTTAATATTCTTTCATCAATTGTTTCATTTACTAGCCTGGTATCTCCTCTACCTCCAGAATAAGGAGTGAGGGCAGAAGTATTACCTCCTGCCCCCATTGAATTCAAGATGTCATTGATATTTTTAGGAGCCATTTTGTTGCTTTAACCTTTCTTCCTCTAGGTAATTCTGTAACATAGCAACATAGACTTCCCTTTCCCAAGGCATCCAATTTTCAATCTCTGTCAATGAATATTTATGATACTGCATCAAGGAAAAATTCAACTCAAAATAAGTTGAAAGATTCATATACATCATTGCTATGCGAAAAAATTTGCCAGTCCCTCCAATTTGACTGTACTTTCAACACCAGTTACTGGATTTTTAATTTGAACTTCGTGAGAAAGTTTTGGCATAGTTTCAAAGAACTTTTCAATTTCTTTAAACTGTTGAGTATTCATCTGTTCCAAAAATTCAATAAGTTCTTTTTTGGAAACATCTGCAGTAGACCACGTTTCTTCTTCCGTATAAATTGTTTCAACGCAAGAAGCAACTAGATCAAATGATTGATCCATTGTTGAGTCCTCTGAAAAATCAAAGTTACTCTTAATAAACTGATCAAGTGAAGGATATTTCATTTTCATAGTAATAGAATCATCTACTTTGATCTCAGTAGTATGATCATCACTCTTCTGAACTTTAATGTCATCAATCAGAATTTTAGTAGGAATAGAAGTTTCCCCATCATCAGGGCAAATTAAATTAACTTCAATATCTTCTCCGACAGACTTTCCGCGAATGTTAAGAAACAAATATTCAATATCAAAAGTTGGTAAAGATTCTACTTTGATACCCTTTGTTTGAATACAGCTCTTAATTACTGTTTTAATTGCTGTAGTAATTTGCTTAATATCCTCTGTCTCTAATGCAAGAACTAGTAATTTTTCTTCTTTGACTAGAAACGGTCTAAAATAAATTGTCTGTCCAGTTGATGGCAATTCCAACTCATATGTTGGTGTAGAAATCTTTGGTAAAGGCATAATCTCCTATACAATTCAATATCATTATTTATTAGTCAATTTCCAAGAAGGGGATTGGTTGGAGCATTACCAACTGGTTGACTTAGAGTTGCAAAGTTTAAATTAGTTCCAGGTAATGCCTGTCCACTGAATGCACCGTTAGTTCCTGCAGTGTATCCACCCTGATTTGTAAGTCTCTGTAAGTTCTGCTGAGCTCCAGAATTTCCACCATAAAATGATTGAACATCACGAAGAAGTGCTCTTTGATCTGCGGTTCCCACACTCCTAATCATTGATTGATTCTGAAGTGCCCAGATGTCTAAATCCTGTCTTCTTGCTCCACCAGTATAATTGATAACTGGTAAAGGTATTGCAGTATTTTGTGCAGGTTGAACATTTGGTGGAGATGAAGGAGCTGCAATATACCTTGTGTAAGTAAAGGTAACTGTACACTTTAATAACTGTGAAGACTCATAAGAAATCGGCATTGATGTAATTGAAGTTGGATATGCATTCAAAAATTGATATGTAATACCTAAACTACCCTCATAATCTCTTTCAAACTTACTAATATACAGACCGTAAGGAGCTTTATAGTTGTTAGGATAATTTACTCTGCTATATCCATTCGTATAATTGTACATATCAGGGTAGTCTTGAGTGCCACCATGTCTTTCATTCACAATATACCTAATCCAATTCTCAAAAAAGAAAATTATATTGTGGTTATTATCAACCATAAAAGTGAAGTCTGCACCAGTTCCATAATCTCTTCTATAAGCATGTCTCTCAGTTATGCCATGAAAATCGTTTGTTTGTTCATGAGTCATCAAGTTAGAACCTGGAAGTGATGCTTCCATACACGCAATGGAAATAAATTCATCATTGCGATTGTCATAGGGAAGACCATACCCAACAGAACTCTGTTGGTTTATCCAGTCAATCACCGGTTGTGGTGGTTGAAAATAACATTGAAAATGTGATGTGAGAGCTGGATTGAAGAGTTGAGATTTAATATCTGCAACTGCTTTTCTGACTGGGGCAGGCATCTATAAATAATTTTTACCTTATATATTATGTATGGCAGAAAGTCTCAAAAGTAAATACAAACCGTCTTTCCCAAAGAAATATAAGGGCGATCCAAACAATATTATCTGTAGAAGTAGTTGGGAGAGAAGGTTTTGTTATTGGTGCGATTTGAATGAAAATATAATTGAGTGGGGTAGTGAAGAATTTTTTATTCCCTACGTGTCTCCTGTGGATAATCGTGTTCACAGATACTATCCAGACTTTATCATCAAGGTTAAAGAGCAAACTGGAAAAATCAAAACTTACGTGATTGAAGTAAAACCACAGAGACAAACAGTTCCACCCAAAAAGAAGTCAAGAATAACCAAATCATTTTTATACGAAGCACAAACTTATGCTGTGAATCAAGCAAAGTGGAAAGCAGCTCAAGAATGGTGTGCAGATAGATTATTAGAATTTAAGGTCATCACAGAAAAAGAATTAGGAATTAAGTGATGCAGGAAAACGAAAGTTCTAGTTGGTTAATTAAACAGGGATTTGATGAAGAACCTGAAAAAAGAGTTGGTGGTTCTAGATCAAGTATTATCCAAAGAGCAATTCGTGGTCTAACAGATCCTGAAGAAATTATGATAGAACTTATGGATGTTCTTAAAGAAAGTGAAGTAGTACCTGATGTTGGAAATTATTACACATATATTTTTAATGCAAAAACACCAAACATAACTTACGATCAACACCCACTAGTTGCTGTTTTAGAAATATTCAGATGGGGATTTCGTGGTCTAAACTTTCACTGGCAAGATGTCAACCCAAGTCAATGTATCAGAAATTATACTTGGGAAGAAATACCAGGCAAGTTGCATGTGATTTATAAAGATGAGATTGAGTTTATGAAAGGTATAAATTATTCAAAGTTCATAATAAATAGATAAAAACTATCCGGTAGAATGTCATTTGATCCAAGAGATCCAAACTATGGAGTACCAAGTAGTACTTTAAATGATTGGGAAGGACTAAGAGGTAGAGGAGTAGCAAGTGATCCTGCTGTAACAGTGTGGTATCACCCATCTTCTGGCAGAATGGTTCAATATAACAGCACAACAGATCAAACGACTGTTTTGGAGTCAACAGGAACTACTGCAGGAACAAGAAGCAGAGTTGAAAATGACTTTCGTACTCAAATAAACAATGCTCAACTTAGAACCACGCAACAAGCAGTTACTCAAGGGACTGCCTCTGGATCAGCTATTCTAGGATCAATACCCCAAACAAACCGGTCACAAAATGGTGGAAGAAATAATGTAGCAAGAAATAGTTATCCAACATCATACTATCCACAAAGTTTAGCTACAACTAAGCAGGATAGAATTAAATTTGAAATGAGAACTGCAGGAACTAGAAACTTAACACCTAGTGCCTCTACATCTTTAGGTGGATTTAGTAGAAGGACAACTGGAACACCTTTAGGTGAAGTTTACTTAGCTGTCCCAAATCAAATAAGTGATTCAAATAGTGCAGACTGGAGTAGTGCAACAATGACTCCAATGCAGTCTATGCTCGCATCTCTTGCATTGAAAGGTATGAGATCTGAAGGCGATGTGTCTCAAATGCTATCAAAACTAGCAGGAGACGCAATGAAAAATCTTAAAGATTTTGCAAAAACATCTGCAAATAGGGATGCTCTGCAATTATATCTTGCACAAGAAGCAGCAGGTGCTCAAGGTTTATTATCAAGAGTTGGTGGAGTTGTTGCTAATCCAAACGTAGAACTTCTATTCAATGGACCATCACTAAGACCATTTACATTTAGTTTTAGAATGGCACCAAGAAGTAGTTTAGAGGCTGAGCAAGTAAAAAGAATTATAAGATTTTTCAAAGAGGGAATGGCAGTTCAAACAACTGATCAAGATATTTTCTTAAAATCTCCCAATGTTTTCAATATTCAGTTTCAATCTGGAAATGATAATAGTGCTCATAAATCATTACCTAGAATTAAAACTTGTGCCTTAATTGGTTGTGATGTTGATTACACACCAGACGGTTCTTACATGACGTTTGATGATGAGCAAAAGGGTTATCCAATGACTTGCTATCAAATGACATTGAGATTTAACGAGATTGAACCTGTTTATGCAGCGGATTATAGAGAAATCAATTCAGACGACGACATAGGTTACTAAAATGCCAGCTTATTTCAGACAACTACCAGAAATTGAATATCCAAGTAGAGAGAATGATGCTCGCATATCTGACTATGTGAGATTAAAAAATCTATTCAAGAGAGCAACAATTCGTGAAGACATTTTCTCAAATTTAATTTTCTTCACAAGATATCAAATCAAGGGAGATGATAGACCTGATAATGTTGCATACGAACAATATGGAGATGAAACACTTGATTGGTTAATCTTAATTGCAAATAACATTATTAACGTGCAATCAGAATGGCCGATGACTCAACAAACTTTTTATAATTTTCTTCTAGAAAGATACGGAACAGAAGAAGCATTCTTGCAGACACATCATTATGAAACATTAGAAGTGAAAAATTCTGAAGGACAAATTATGATTCCTAAAGGACTGTATGTTCCATCAGATTACACCGCTAGTTACTATGATCCTTTCTTGAGAGAGTATGTTGAGAGAAGAGATATTGTAAGAGAAGTAACTAACTTTGCTTATGAAGAAGAGAAAGAGACTGATAAAAGAAATATATTCGTTCTTAGAAATGAATATCTCAATATTATTCTAGATGACATTGAAGATATTATGGCATACAAAAAAGGTTCTACTTCCTATGTAAGTAGAACCGTAAGAAGAACTGATAATATCAGACTCTATCAATAATCACTCTTCAGCAAGACGTTGGAAGTATGCAAGTGCATCTTCTTCATCTTCATCAGATTCCTTGTTGACAACAGGGAGTGAGGGAGACTTGGCACGAGCATAAGACTCTTCCAGTTCTTTTGTAACAGTACTTTCAACACTGTTTTCGGAATAGTTATCATACTCGGTTTCCTCTTCTACAAAGGTAGAGCGAGTAGAACCTTTCTGTCCAAGAACATACTTGAGTCGCTTATCAAGTTCCTCATAAGACTTGAATTGATCTGGAGCAGTAATTGCAGTCAACGAATACTCTTTCTTCCAGAGGGCTTCCAAAGCATCGTCATCATCCAGTAGTGGTTCAACTGTTCCAAATTCTGACTTGTCGTAATTCCAATAACCATCTTTCTTTACGATTTTGATTTTGAAATTAGCACCCTGCCAGAAGTCAAAAGGATTGATAGGAGTTTCATCCTCAAACTCAGGTTGCATTGCTTCCATGATCTTGTCAAAGATCTTCTTGCCGTATTTGAACAGGAAGACTTTACCTTCGTTTGCAGGATTAGCAGGATCTTTTACAACATAAATGTTGCTGTAATAGGACAGTTTACGCTTCTGCTTGCGGACAGTATCCTTATCAGTATCATGACCACTGTTCCAGAGTTCACGGTTGTACTCGGAGACAGGATCTTTTTGACCAACTGTGGTCAATGAGTTCTCAATATACCAACCACCAGGACCTTGGAACGCATGGGAATACATCTTTGCCCAAGGGAGTTCCTCACCTTCTGGTGCAGGTAGGAAACGGACAACTGCAAAACCATTACCAGTCTTGTCCATTTCAGGTTTCCAGAGACGCTCATCAGCACCTCCAGAAGTTGTACTCATCTTCTCAACCTCTTTGACTAGTTTAGCGGTAAGAGAACCAAGAGAAGATTGCTTTTTGAGATCTTTAAAAGACATTAGATTACCTCGGATTTGTACGGATTTGGCTTTTGTGTACTCAGTTATTCTACAGGTCTGAACCTGTCTTGTCAATCTGTTCCTTCATCACCTCAAGCATTTTGGACATGTTTGAGAAAATGACATTCATATCAACACCAGATGGAAGACCCATCATAGATGCTGATTCTGCAATTCGTTCTTTCATTTTAATTGCTTCAGGATCATCAGATAAACTCAATCTGGTATACAGAATTTTTTGTTTATCAAGAAGTTTTTCGAGAACACTGACATGATATAACTTTTCTTCCCTACTCATTGTAGGAAACTTGAAGACGTTTTGGTAAACTTCTTCTTGTAGTTCGCTAATTTCAGTCATCTCTGCACGGACAACTTCAGAATTAAAAAAACTCATGAGTCCCCCAAAATAATTTCCTTCAAAATTTTACGATAACGGAGTACATCAATATTTAGAAACGGAGAATATTTTTTCATTTTCATACTGACGGTTTCCCACACTGGGTCTTTGAGTCTCTTATCAAATTTATTCCCGAACAGGAAAATTCTATCGTATATGACTAGGGTTTCTATACTAATATTCCCGCTCAGGAAATTTTTAAGAATAGGCGGATGACCTTTTTTACAATCAAATACCTCTTCAAGTTTTTTATTTTCAAATAACTTTTCAGATTCTTCCTTGAAAACGTATGACAATGATTGATTCCTTTTCTTCCATTGCTCATACCTATCATCACCCTCTCTCATCATTTCACCGATCCACAATTTACTTGGATCAGTACAACTAATGAAATTGGAAACAAAAAACTCTACTATTTCTTGATCTGTTTTTTGCCTAGAAACTTTTTCAAACCAGAAGCGATCTTTACGTTTATAAAAAGATTGAACTGTAGCGCGACTTTTACCACAGTATTTGTGGTAATCATAACTGTCTTTGGTGAAGTGATTTTTCAAAGACAGATAACAACGATAGGCATCAACTGGCATCATTCATCAAAGGGGTAGTTTTGCTCTGGAGCTCCTCTTTAGAAAATTAAGTTCCATTGCTTCATATTTTAGTTTTTCTTTCAGTGGTTTTGAAATTAGTTTAGGCACAGATTCAACATCGATGTTATTCAATTCACAAAAATGAATGATCGCATCAATATAGTTCATGTCATCGTTTGTGTGAACAAGACTTTCAATTTCTTTTGCAAATGTTGATGGACAAAAGAACTTATTTTCTAGTGCTTTCTCTAATTCATTCTCCATCTGACCCAATATTGTGATGTACAAATTCTTTAATGTAGCGAACTAATAACTTAATATAGTCTCCTTTGTTCCTTTTGTCAAATACTTTGACTTCTCCCTCAGGAGTAACCATTAAAGTAATTAACTTTTTGATAGGAATTTCGGTCATCTCATAATATGCAGAAGCATAAAACATTTCTTGAACAAAGTAATTTTCAATCCATTTTTCAGGTTTGATCTTTGTTGATGTTTTAAAGTCAATGACCGCAAGTTCACCTTCGTATTCGGCAATGCAATCTACTCTTCCAGCGAGACCAAGATATTCAGAATAAAGGGTTCTCTCAATTGCATGAATATTATTTATCTTATCAAGTTCTGGTTTGATATGATAAAACATAAACTTTGTCAGGGGTTGGTAATCATCCCAGTTTAGTTCTTTATTTTCAAGGTAGTCCTGACAGACTTGGTGAAAGTCAGTTCCTCTTGCTGTTGCTTTTTTTGTGATGCGGTTTGCTTCTTCTAGACCAACACGCTCACGCCATTTTGCAAAGATTTGACGATTGTAGAAAGAAGTAACTGATGTGATAGAAGGCACCCAGTCTCCACTAGGAAGATTGTAGAGACGGATGCCATTTTGTTCTTTCTTTTCTAATTCAACATCACCTAAGTAATTATGATGAATAAAGGTCATAAATTAAGTTCCATTTTCGCAAGAATATATTCTTTCACCAATCCAGAGCGGACAATATCCTCTACTCCAAATTCAATAATATCAATTGAAGGCATGATACGAAGAACTTTCATGAAGTCTGCAATACCATTCTTCTCGGCAGATTTAACTAAGTCAGATTGTGTTGCGTCACCGCAGAACATGATCTTACTGTTTTCACCTATACGAGTAATTATACTATCAAGTTCATGATAATTCAAGTTTTGGAACTCATCCACGATCACAATTGCATTGTCAAGAGTAGTACCACGAATGAATGATGTGCTCCAGAAACTAATTGTTCCTTGGGTTTTTAGATTGCCATAAAGCATTTCAAAAGAAGCTTCGTCTGGCATCTCAAACATATACTTCACCATATTCTTATATGGAATCTGGTAAAGTGAGGACTTATCTTCATGATCGCCAGGTAAGAAACCAATTTCTCTGGTTGCTACAAGAGACCTTACAATGTAAATCTTTTCGTATGGCGATCTTTCATCAAGCACATCTTGCAATGCATTATAAAGAGTGATGAATGTTTTACCTGTTCCAGCACATCCATAAGCAACGATGTTCTGGTTCTTTTCGTATGATTCAAAGAGTGCCTTTTGATTGTCTGTGAGAGGTTCAATGTCTCTCATCACATCCAAATTAATTGGCTTCTTTCTCTTCATCTGCTTTGCAGTCATACCAACGCCAATTGGTTGATCAGTTGTTCTTCTTTTTCTTGCCATGTGTTTAGACTGGTTTTACGGTGGATCCTGGAACTTTTGATGCTTTGTGTAAAACATCATTCCATCCTGGGTGGGATTTTTTAAGTCTATCGTACACCTCTCCTAGTTCTCCAGAAGAAGGGCAGGTGCTCGGGTCAGACCAATCCCTATCCCAATCAGGATTATCTTGTTTCCACTGATCCCAATCATGAACACTGAGAACTATTTCTTTTTGTTCTCCAGTTGATTTATTAATAACAGGATACGTTGCCAATATTAGTCCTCCATTGTATGTAAGGATATTTATTCAATAATGATGGAAGGAGCATCTACACATTCAGAACAACCATCACGAGTCCAACCAAGTGCTTCAGATACTGCAGGGAACTGACAAGTAAAAATGCAACGTACCAGTTCAGCAATCTCCATGTGTTCCTTCTGTGTACCGTGCGCTGAACGCAAATCAATGTAGTGGATCCAAGAACGCACAGAGCCAGTCATATAGAGTCTTGTAGGCGTTGCTAGAGGCAATACAAACCTTGCACACTCCTTTGCCACTCCCTTGTCCAGAAGACGATTGTAGAGGCGTAGGGAGTGCTCAAAATGAACACGGATATCTTCGGTCAAAGTCAGTCTCAAATAATCTGGAATATCATCGATACTGTTTTGACGATTCTTTGTATCCTGTCGACGTAGTTCAGGAAGAGGAATAGTTTTGTTTAAAAGATTTGTATCAGCATAACGCTGAGAA